AGAGTCCACGTCCGTTTTTACCTCCTCTAGACATTGTAGCGTATTCTGGTACCAGTTCGATAATTTGTCCTGTAATCGGATCCATACGTTCATAATGTTTTAGTCCTGCCTGGTTAAGTTCATCGACTGCCTTTCCTGTTATTTTCTTTGTTACATACCGCGCAACATAAGCGCAAGATTCGAAAGTAACGTTTCCTGTAACGCACATTCCATGTCCCCAGATGTCATCGAGTATATCTGAAGTATAGTTATTATTGCCATCACGCTTAGAATAAAGATTTTTATCTTCAAAATCGTGATTAAATAATATTGCATGGTGGTGTGGTCTTTTTGTTTCATCTCCATATTCTCCGCACTGAAAGAATTTTATTTTTTTTGGATATATCTGGTTTCTTAATTTTTTTAGGAATAGAACCATATCTTTCTTTCTTAATGATCCATATTGAGGGATTTTTTTATCCTCATACGTTAATGTTATGAATGTGTTTTGCTCGTGAAGTTGAGCTTCGTGCATCATTCTTATAGCCCATTGTCGACTTTTTTCAAGTCTGCACCCTATACACTGGCCACAAGCCAGTAGAAAAGGTTTTTGATCTTTTTCGGGCTTTTTAAAGGTTATGATGCTTTTATTGTTTTTTGTTAACCCCTGACCTGTGTAAGCGTCAAGGGGTGTATAGCAGGTCATTTGATGAACCCTAGTGTTATTAAAGGCGTCCGCCTCCTCGTAATGGTCGGGGTGATAGGTTTGATCGATGTGTTTTTCCTGCTGTTTTTCTGAATAACTTTTTTGAGCTTCGTTTTTTCATTTTGAAACGATTTTTCATAGTAATTTCCTATTGTTGGTTCGTTATTCATAGTCTGCCTCTTGTAGCAGTTTGTCAAGTGATTGGATCAAAGTGGCTTTGTATTTACGTTCTGCTACTAGTTTGTCCTGAGTTAGTTTTATCTTTATATCCGACAAGCGGATGAGATTGTTTAGTTTTGCTATTAGTCTGTTTCTGATCATTTTGATTTCTCCATTGATTTTCTCCATACCAAAGGTAGAAGATATTACTTAACATTGTTTTTCCTAATTTGTTAAGAGAGACTATAGTTTATTTATTTTTAGTTCTTATGTGAAAGAACTTTTAGTTCTAAAGGTTAGAACATTTTTCGTTCCCTTACGGTCACTCCTGACAGTTATATCAAGGTAATACTGTCAGACTCCCGCGCTTCGCTTGTGTGATGGACACAAAAAAGCGGGATAAACCCGCTGATTTGTTCCATCTTTTATTCGACCGGTTCTTGTGGTGGCGAAGCCACCGGTTCTTGTGGTGGCGAAGCCACCGCTTCCGGTTCTGTTGGAGGTGGTATGTAATCTGGGTTTCGCTCTGCTAGACCAAGATTTACCATTTCTTCCATGTTTTCCGGATTTTCTGTGAATTCTAAGAATTGTACCGGGTCGTTTTCGAATTTATTTCGAATGTTTGATGGTAGTTCTTCGAACATAGTTTTAGCAGATGCCACAATTTGCATGGACTCGAAGAGATCCGTTGCTGTGTGGTCTGCATATACTCCGTTTTCACGTAGATAAGGCAATTGTCCTGATTGCCTATATTTTTTTAGAATAAAGTTAATATCGCATTCATCTTTAAATGATTGCTTTGTTTTACCTTCTTTAGCATCAAATGTAATTGATACTGGTTTAACTTTTTCAAATGGTTTTCTGATAATAATAGGTTTCATTGTTTTTCCTTTAGTATGGATAGTCTTTACGCCAGTCTATGACTGCCGGTTCTTTTTTATTTGAACGATGTTTTTTAGCTTTGGAATGTTGTTTTTTCAACCATTCCTTAAACTTATTTTCTAGACCTTTCATTTTTGAGTCTGCATCGTTCCATTGATCTTTAGCTGAATTTACCGCATCTTTTCCTTTTAGATATCCTTCTCCGATATCATCCATGAATTGTTCCCATGGAGTCTTAATTCCTATTGATTGATTTACTGCTTTTGTATCCGCTCTGGTTTTTTCCTCCTGAGCCTGTAGGTTTTTTAATTCCTGATTTAGTCTTTTTGTTCCCAAAGCAGTTGTAGATGCTGTTTCAGTGGCACTTTTAATTTGTGCCATATTTCCGCCTGGAGTTCCTGCAGGAGTTGTAGCTAATATTGGATTTAATCCTGCTTTTTTAAGATCGCTTACCGCTCTTTGATGAGCAGTGTTAGACATTCTTTCTTGAAATTCTCTATTTCTTTTAGCCTCCTTTTTCGATTGTTCATTAGCTGATGATTGCCCATAATATTGTGCTGATATAGGTAAGGTAGCGCCTCCCGTTAGGAAGGCAGCTCCTACGTTTACTGCATCTTTGAAGAGATTGCCCATTTTAGAATCTCGCTAAGCCAGGTGTTGAAAATAATGACATTGGTCTAACGCATTTTAAGTCCATATATGAATCGAATAGGAAATGTGGTTCTGTAGGCACTGCTACTACTCTGTCTAAAGGCGGATTTTCCTGAATGAATGTATCCCCTAATACGGGTAATGATGAGAATTCCTGTGCTAGATGCCAAGCATCCAATGGAGTTGTTGCTGTTGATCTCATTTGTCCTGTAATTTGAGATGGTTTATATTTGTATTCTGCATATCTTTCTTGATACCCGAATACATCATCATCTGTTGATAATCCCGTTGAATATATTTCTTTATTTAGCACCGTTTGTTCTGAAATGTTTTGAAGCCCTGGCCAAAAGAAATCATACCTGGTTGATCTATCGAACATTCTGTTTTTACATTGCTGATAGCTTATATCTGCCCTAATTGAACACAAACCCATCACTATTGAATGTTCAACGAATGATTTAGTAAATCCGTTTCCATTTACTGAAACGGTACCCATTGCTGATAGATTTCCTTGTGGACTTGTTCCATCTGTTGAACTTGTTTGTGCTATTGGATTTATATTTACTGCAAAGCTTCCGCCCCCTAAAAATTCGGGGCGCATTAATCTTGCATCAGGTGAATCAACGCCGAAATGACTTTTTATGACTTCTTTTAGCCTAGTTCCGGATCTAGCATCACGCTCTAGCATTTGTTGAAGTGCTACCGATTGTCGCATTGTATTGATTGTTGCTGCTGTTGCTGTTGATAAATCCGCATATAATTGAGCGCCTGTAGCGCCTGCAGTACTACTAACATCGACTGTAGCTGCATTTGCGTCTAATGCTTTTAGTGTTCCTGTATTATCCTCCATTAATGATATTTGAGAGCCTACTCCACCTTTAGTATGTATGTTTGCAGAGTCGCCAAGGGGCATGGAAATTGCATCCCCTTTTTGTGGCCATGGGAGGCAACTCGTAAAATAATCGTGTCGTTTACCTCGTTTTAATGGTGTTTTCGGTATATCGTTTCCGAATGAATCGGATCCATCATCGGTTGTAAATGGTGCTGTATCTTGTAGGTTCTGATCGCGAAACCATTCCGACCAGATTAAAGAATATGCCCTGTGAAATAGTGAATTTGTATCTTGTAGTGTATGTCCGATTGGAAGTCCGAAATAATCTCCGATATCGCCTTCTGATACTGTATGGGCACTTATTACCGGTATTGTGTAATCTATTGAGTCACCCGGGTCTATTTGTTCTCCCATGAATTTAGGGAAGTTTTCCCACAGAAGTCTTAGCGGGCAATCGAACCAAAATACGTCTAAGAATAGATTATCCATTAATGGGTATATAGGCGTTGCCATTCTTGCGAATATATTTGCTCGCATTTTGAATGTATCGCCTGGTAGAGTTTCGTCGATAAAGAATGGTATTAATGATCCTGCTTCCGGAATTGTTGTTTTATGTCCGTGAGAACGATTGAATGATGATCTTTGAATATTTGCTTTCGCTACTTGAGCGAATCTGTTTGATGTTGTGCTTTTCATGTTTTTATCCTAGTTAGTTAAAAGGAGCCTTTTGTTGAGTAGTGCCCAAACTCATCTCTTATTCTACTACTTGTAATGGCATTTCGAGTTGTGATTTAAATTCTATAACTACTCCCATTGATTGTGGAGCCTCATCTTGTGTGAACATTCCTTTATCTTCATCATATTGACCTAGATGAAATAATACATAATCTTCGGGATATTTTCCAAATTGATGTTCTGGATTGTTTGCTGCATCTGTAATTTCGCGGAGCGCTAAGGCTTTTGTTTTTAGAAAGAAAGGTTGAAGGTATGCTTCTGCTTTTGAATCGTATACTGTAAAAATTTCCATTATTTTTCCTATATTGTTGGTTTGAGAAATGTTAATTGGGCTTCTTTCACCTTTCGTTTAGCTTCGAGTCTTTCAGGTGTTAATTCGCTAAAGTTTATTAGCTTTTTCCTTTTTTGTTTGTTTTCGTAGGATTGCATTGCATCCTCGAATTCATATATTGAATCATAGTATGCCGGTGGTTTCATTTCAATTCCTTGAAATACGACCGAATCTGATGGATATACTTCTTGCTTGTATTTTTGATACCAGTCGTAAGAGAGTCCACGTCCGTTTTTACCTCCTCTAGACATTGTAGCGTATTCTGGTACCAGTTCGATAATTTGTCCTGTAATCGGATCCATACGTTCATAATGTTTTAGTCCTGCCTGGTTAAGTTC